ATAGAAGATTTATTGATTTGTTCAACGCTTCTACGAACTTGGTCTAACTGTGTCTTTAATTGTGAAAAGTTTCCAGTTGCAACAAAATTAAGTTCTACGCGACTCATATAAGATTACCCGCCAACTTTTTCATATCCAAGGCCCTGATCAATTCCAAACCCAACCTTTTCTGCTGCACTTCCATTGAGAGATGTAATATCTCTTGTAACTGTTTCTTCGTCAAGGTCAACTCCTTGCATAGCAGCGAGGAACTTGTGGTGTCTATGCTCTTTATCTCGCATAGATTCAACTGTAAGTATGAGTTCTTCAATTGTAAGTGATTCCTCAAGTTCATCATAATTTTTCCAATGACCAAGCAAAAATGCTTCTGACTCTAGGGAGGCTAAGTCTAGTTTGTCCCAACTAGAGCCGCCCCCAGTAGGTTTGGGTCATTAAGTTTAAGCCCTCCAGCCACTTCAAGAATTTTCATCATAGTAGGTACTTCAATAGACTCTTCAAAAATTTCTTTATCTTTTGCTAATTCTGGTTTAATTACTTCCATGCATACCATGCACGCTTCAATGAAAACATCCATTGCAGCAGTTTCATCTTCTATATCTGAATCATCTAGTTTTTTAATTACATCCATAAATTTTCTTAAATTTTTAATTGGTAATGGACGAACGTTAATAACATCACCGTTAGTCAATTGAATTTCTATTTGATCATATACTGTGGTTGCCAAGACTTCCTCCTAGTGTCATCTAAATTATAGCAAAGTAGTGCATTAAAACATAAAAGAAAGCCCCCGCCTTTTGAGCGGGGACAATCTTTAAACTATTAAGTTATATTATATTGCTGTGTATGCACTTGTGTAAATTCTGTCAAGAATCTTTCCATATTCTGAACCGTTCCACCCAGTATCTGGGAGGCAACGGAAAGTTACGGGGAATACTGTTGCTGAATCACGCTTAAGGCCATGTGCTACTGTATCCATAGATACAACACGACGGGCTAGGTAAATTCTTTCAGTAAAGTTTCCTGTTGTTGGGGCTGTATTACCAGCGGTTCCCCAGACTGTTCCTTCAGGAGCAGACTGGCTTACAGCAATAATTGCTCTTTCAATTGGTTCGGCACCAAGTGACCCTGCTCCGAGTGACAGAGTTGTACTGGATGCTGTGAAAGATGTAACACTCTGCTGACCGAAAGCAAGTTCCATGTTTTGGAGTGTTGCTTCAGTCAATGAAGTCTTCAGAGTCACACGAAGTGACTGCTTGAAAATCTTTGCAACGTCAAGTAATTGATCTACTGTAACTTCACCATAATTTGGTTCGTAAGAGATTTCTAAACCTTCTGTTGTAAGACCGGCCTCTCTCCAGTTTGTTGAATCACTTCTTAGTGTTTTTGCTGCACTATCTGTACTTGCACCAGTAATTGCTGATGCTGATGCACCCCACTCATTTGATGCACCGTTGTAACCGGGACGACTTGCTCCTGCACTGACACTAACAAATAGGTTGGCTGCACCAACCACCACGTTTCTAACGTCAACTGCCATTTATTTTCACCACCTTTATTTTATATATAATTTTGGGTGACACTTCCTCATTAACATAATATCATAGAAGCATCTGAAAGCATTATGTAGAATATCTTCCAAGGTGATTAATTTCTCTGACATACTGGTATGTGATTTTTACTGTACCAGCCTGAGTGCCACCTTCTTGATCACCATATTCTGGAGATATTATTCCATCTACATAAATTTTTAAAAATCTAAATATAGATGGTCTTGCAAAGTTATTAACATCATTTGCTGACTGATCAAATCTTCTAAAAACATCTTTAACCAATTCAAGTATTTCATATATTTTTTCATAATTAATTGCTAAAACATATAAATTAACAGTTTCCTGACAAATCCAATATTGATCATCATAGGATTCAGTTTCAATATCATAAATTATGTATGGAACACCGGGTAAAAGATTTTGAAACTCTGGAACTTGTTGTGCTGGAATTATTGGATTTAAATATGCATTAAATGATTCTGACCAATAATCATTAGCAGAAAGAATATTAGTATTTTTTAATTCATCCCATAAGTATGACCTTATATCTGAAAAAGCAATTTTAGAATAATTAGCCATTAAAAATCTCTCCTAGAATAATCATACTTTTCACATACAGAGGCTATACATTTTATAATATCTGATGAATCAAAATTGTTCTTACTCATTGTTTTAGAAATATCTTTTGAAAGATTTTCAAAAATTCCACTATTTACTATGGCTGGCCTTAACATAGTTTTTTCCCATTTGTTAGCAAATTTTTCTACAGCCCCAGTTGTTCCATCTCCACCGGGCCTTCTTATTGTAATAAATGTACCTCTACGCTTGAATACAATATCTCTTCCAGTTGTAGTATAAGCAATATTTCTTCTTGCTACAAAGGATAGGGGGCTATTAGATTCCATTGCCTCTGCCTTATTTTTGAAAACTGTGGTTCTTGTTACAGATTTTCCATTCGGACCCGGCCTCTGTAATCTTTTTGGAATAGGAACTTTTGTTTTTGATTTATTAAATCTAATAGATAATGTTATATTATTTGAGTCAGCACCAGATTTTAAAACAGTAAAAAGTCTAGAATTATTTACACCAACCTTATCCCATTCATAAATATGATGATAAACTTTTTTATTTGTTTTTGCAGCAGAATTTAAATCTTTTACAAATTTTTTTGCAGCAATCGATCCAGCAGCCCTTGTAACATTATTCATATTTCTTTTAGATGGCAAGTCGTCAAGACTTTTTGTTAACTTGTTCATTTGTCTTTTAAAATTATTTAAATTAATTTCAACCTGTATCATTATTTTGCACGTTTACCCTTTCTAGAGTTACGTCATAATGCGAAAGTCTGCCAAACGGATCGGTCATAGGGTGGCATGAAAATACTTCAAATATTGTTGGAGGGTTACTATTCAAATCATTTTGATTAAAAATTATTTGATTGTCTGATGATCTAATATTAGTGATTCTCCATCTTTTTGATAGTTGGCTTATAAACTTTCCTCTTAATTGTAATGATTCTTTATATCCAATAGGGCCATTAGAAAATTCTTTTCCATCGGCTCTTGTTGAAGCACCACTAGATTTAGCAGGTTCAATTAAACATCTGACTGTTTTTAAATATTCCCAGTGTCTTTCTATTGATCCAGTAGTAGGATTTTGAGTATTTTCTTGAATATATATATCTGCATACATATTCATTATTGTTGATATATATGAGTTATTCATATACATTATATGATCACGATTCCAACATTCTTATACGAATCAAGTATGGAATCAACGATTGAGTTTCCAGTTCCTACAAATGCCGCCGAGTTAATATCGAATGATATTTCACTAAGATTAACTTTACTCAAATACTTATTTCTCCATTGATAATCTCTAGATAGAATATCTCCAGCCAACATAACAGTTGCAGCACGAATATCTTGAGGAACGTTTTGCCATCCAATAATTCCGCTTACAGTATATCTTTTACCATTAACAAAACGATTTTTAGAAGTTGTACCGAATGGATCATATGCTCTGTTTACTGATTCATTAGGTGGACTTGGAATAAGAATTGTTTTTCCAGTATCACTTAATGTAAGATCATAGTCGCTTAATGAATTAACATATGGTGTTTTTTGATACACAAGAAATTCATTCTCATATATTGAACTTACAGAGAGCATTTTTTCAGTTAAGAATAATGTATCTGTTCCAATGCCATACATAGTTTGCTGTGAGTCTCTTTTGCTAAAAGTTTGCATAGTATAATTATTTATTTGTATTCTAGCAAGTCTTTCAGCAAAAAGTATCTGTTCCGGCTCTATGTAGTTTTCATCCGATGGGGCCTTTCCAATACTTAACTCATATATAATATCTGAAAGAGTAGCATATGGAGTTACAACGCCAGCATAACTATTTTCCTGTACTTGATATGAATTAAAACTATAGTTCCATTGAATTCTTAAAACCCTATCCACACTTGATAAATTTGGTGTAATTTGATAATAAAATTCTCCTGTGACGCCAGTTGCAATGGCTGAGCCACTTTCAATAAGTACATCAGTATCAGCATTATATACATTTATTGTTGGTGTACTGTCTGGATCAGTAGGAACATTATTTTTATATAAAATTATTTCATGTTTATGAAATGTGTTGGTAAAAATTTCATGCAACTAAAACGCCTCCGATTAGGAATAATATTCCTGAATTTCTTTTGGGGTAGCAAGCCTAAATCCACTTTCAGTATCAAAAATAAATTGTGCTTGATTCTCTGTCATTGCTACGAATGGATGGTCGCGGGTAAAAGTAAATCCAGCAGTTTGATACATACCATTTTGACGATCCATTTTTACTAGAACAGTATTTTGTCCATCAGTATCTAAAACTCTAAGTGCATCGCCAGCGACATAATCTGCTTCAATCATATCAGCAGGGTCTTCTTTTTCAATATCAGAAAATTTTTCATAAAGATCATATGTTACACCTTCTTCTTCAAGAAGTTCAATGATGGCTGCTTTAGATTTAGCATCTTCTAAATCTACGCCAAAACTTTCCGCTACTGATCGTAGTTCATTAATTTTTAATGATTGGAATGACATTTTTGTTCCTTTCTCTTTACGTCTAGTATACCAGAAAACAGAAAAGAGAGGGAATAAATCCCTCTCTTAACTGTGATAATAAAATTATCAGACGACGCTGGACTGCTTCCACTTTGTAACTGATGTGGGTGATGCGAGGGCACCAGAAGTAGAAGTCTGTGAAGACTGTACTGCTGTTCCACCAATTCCAATGTTGTGTACAACAACGTGGGCGTCAAGATTTTCAATTGCACAACCTACACGAATGAAGAGTGTGTATTCAATTGAATCCTTCTTGGGGATGAATGTGCGATATACAGTGATGTCACGCTTAATTCCAACAATGAAGTTCTGTGGGAATGTAAGATGAAGTTCACCAGTAGTTGCTGTTTCAGGCAAGAGGGGTACGTTGACAACGGGGATTCCGAAAGCGAATGGTGTCATTACGCCACCGGCACCATCGTTAGCGGCTACATCTCCACGGATAACACCTGAAGAGATGTCAAATGGTGTTCCAAGGTTCTGGGCACCAGTGTTCTTGGCAAGGTTGAACAGGTAATCCTGAACCAAGTTAGAACTTGTGAAGAAACGTAGTTGATTACGACGCTGCTTGTATCTACGGGGAAGAGCCTTAATTGCTTGGTTAAATACACCAAGTTCAAGTCCACCTCCATAGGCGTTTACAACGTTACCACCAGTCTTTGCTAACTTGGAGAAACCATCAAATGCCTGAAGAAGCGCATCTGAAGAGGCTGTATCTCCACTTAGTAGAAGGTCTTCAACATCATTACCAGCCTGTGTAGCCATCATACGAGCGATGTGGTCTTCAAGGTCTGTACCTTCAATGTTGTCTTCAAGTGTTTCACTTGAGAGTTCCCAGTCAAGGCGCAATTTCTTAGTAGTTAAAGATACCTTGGAGAAGTAAGCATCTGCATTGTAGATGCTACCATCAGCACCATCATACTGTCTTGGTTGTGCTTGAGTTGCGGCACGAAGAATTCTTTGTCCTACGTTAACCTTGTCGATGTCAACTGTGTCAGACTTCATACGAATTGTGCGGGCAACCTTAGTTAGAGCGGTTGCATCCCACATGTAGTCAATGAAGCGGTTTGACTGTTCTGGGTATAGTAGACCATTATTGTTGCTGGTACTGTTACCCATGTCAGTTGTGTCAATAACTTTCTGAAGTAATTCATTACTCATTTTATTTTTCACCTACCTTTCAAATTTTTTATAGGTCTTGGACATTGAGGAAGTGTCCATTCCAAATGCTTTTTTGTAGTACTCTTACTTCTTCCACCGATCCATCAAGGTCGCTGGACTTCTTTACAGCAGTGGCAGATTCATATGAATCCATTCTGCCCTGCAAGTTTTCAATAGATTTTGCTAGTTGGTTATGGCCGTCCATGCAATCTTCAATTGATTTCTTAATTGTATTTAACATTTGATCAACATATTGCGTGGTTCCATCTGCTTTTTCAATACTAGCATTAACTTTGTCAGTTACTACGGACTTTAAGTCGTCAAGCATCTTGGCGATATCAAGTTCTTCAGTAGCGTCGGAGTCAGCAGACTTCTCAAGAACGTCTTCTTCCACTGTTTCTTCAACAGTTTCATCAGCAGAATCCGACTTTTCTAGAACGTCTACTGTCTCATCGGCAACTTCTTCAGTAGTAACTTCTTCAATCTCGTCAACATTTTCAATGTCGGCTGATTCTACTGCGAGTTCGTCAGACATGTCTGTACCTCCTTCTGTAACATTTTTATTTATAGAATCTACAAGTTTCTGAACGTCAAGATTCTTTGTAGATTCAATATCTTCAACCCAGCCAATGGATTGCATTTCAGAATCACAGGCTGGACACTTAGCATTAGTGGAATTACTAGTTGTAGCGATTTCATCCTGCTTGCACCAAAAGACATCCACGGTCTTTATAGTTGCCAAATCTCCCTTTAAAATTAATCCATCTACACCTTTTTGTATTGAAAAAACATTTGCCAAGGGGTTGGCGGGATTATCTACTAAACTAAGTTCATATAATTCATAATCATTTATTTTTCTGACTGATTTATCAATGTTCTTGTCATATTCATCTGATGACTCAAGGACATTACCACCGATTGAAAATCCTGTTAGGGTGCCATCAAGAACCTTTTCCCAAGTATTCTGGGCACCGCGTGATACATATGTTGTGACAAAAACTCCTTTATATGTTTTACCAGATTCTTTGTCATAAAACTCTTGCTGCTTAAATGATAAAACTTTACCAACAGCAACTGGCTGATGCATTTCTCTTAGGTTGCCGCGAAAGCGGTCAAACGCTTTTTGAGAAGCCTCAGATGTTACTATATCGCCATGACGATCAATATTATCTAGTGATGCGAAACCAGAAACTGTTCGCTTCTCTTCATCAATCTTAGCGAATGGGACGGTCATATTAAATTTGTTGCCGTCGTCAAACCATTGAGCCTTTTTTATATCCATCTTGATTAAATGATAACAATATTCCAACAGAAGTCAAAATATTACTTTACCTGTCGCCCCTCTCCTTTAGGATTTCTTGCTTCTCCAGTTTTATCTGGAGCATTTGCTTGGCGTTGCTGATCACGATTTCTATTTCCAGTTGTTTGAGTAACTTGCTCTGCTTTTGCTTGAGCATTAAGAACTAATGGCGTATCTCCACCCGGTCGTGGAGCGAGTCCCTTACGACTTCTAACATCGTTAGGCATAAGAACTTGAGTTCTAAGATATCTTTCATCAATTCTACTTTGAGTATCTTCATCAGTAAGAGTTAATTCATTAAATCTTAAAACAAATACGTCTGTAAATTCTTTTATAATCATATTTACTTTATCTTCAACAAAGTCCTGCGCTGGTCTACAAACTTGTTCTTTAAAAGTTTTGTCTGCATCTCTAGCGTTAGCCAAGGAGACTCCTTCTGGCATACCAATTTTAGAGATTGGTACACGATGAGCCATTAATATTTGATCCCTATTTTCACGACGGTAGTTCTTAAAAGAAGAATCTTGAATTCCTGCCTCCACCGGCTCCATCTTAAATTCTACCTTTGAATTATCATTATCTGCTGGAAGTGGAATATATAAAGTACGATGATTTTTTCCTTTTAATCCAGTATGAAAAAATTCAAGAAGTTTTCTTTCAGAATCTGCACTTAGTTTAGCACCTTTTACAACAATAATATATCTTGGTACTGCCTTATTCTCAAAATAATCAATATTAAATTTAGCAGCAAACTCATCACCGGCCAAGGCATTCGCTGAAGAAACAATATCTGGAATTCCATAAAAAGTATTTGTTGGAGTATATTTCTTTAAATGAATAACTTCATTTGGTTTATTATCATCACCGATTGGATTCTCTGTTTTTGTGTCACCAAAGTTTCTAAAGAATGTATA